AGCACTTTAAATGCATCTTCTACATTACCGTTTTTAACTTCATCTATTTCTTCGATTTTCTTTTTAGCCATATATCCTATATTAACAGAAAAACCCAGAATGTCAAAAACATTCTGGGTTTCCTACTGGTTTCTTTGATCAGATTACGAATTACTCATCAAAAAGATTAATTACTGAACTTGAATCCTGCTGCGGTGTTGGAGGAACAAAAGCATTGTTCTGATTAAACATCTGAAGATACTGAGCCTGAAGACGGAAATCAAGAGCATCAATATCGGTGACACTAATCCTTGAATTATCATAAGTGATGTTAACATCACCTGTCTTATCAGCGAGAAACTCCCTAAAAAAGATTGGTAGTAACTGAACGGACATCTTACCTTGATTGTCTGCTGGGATTACGTGAAGAACTACTGGGTTCTTGATTACGGTTTTCGTTGTATCCGTAGCCTCAACAGTCTCACCAAGAATGGTGCGACCAACTGAATCTAGGATTATGGTTAGTTTTGTTTTGTCTGTTGTTGTTGTCATATAATAAGATTTAGAAGTGCTTATTAATTATGCAAGGGGGTAAATATTAAAAATAATGAAAGAATATCAAAAAACTTATAGAGATTTGATTTTATATAATCCACCGACATTTGACAGTAAGAATATAACTAGTTTTGATGGTGATACATATGAATCAAAATCGTTTATTGCCTATAGAGTTGAATATAAAATAAAATATTCTGACAAAGATGAAATATATGTATCAGGGTATGATTTTATAACAGAAAAGGATGCCGAGATAGCAATGATTTCTTTTTTTGATAAACTTATAAACGAATTAGACCCCAAGATTGCAAATAAACACTTACAAACTTTCGATGATGGAAATAAAACTTTAGAAATGAATGAAGATCCGTTTGCTAAATTAAGAAAAGATTTAGGAATGCCCCCGTATGATCCAGATAAACCAAAAACACTTAAAAAGTTTATTAAAGGTCGTTTAAGAGATATCCCATCCTAGTGCTTTTGATATATTTGGAAACTTTTTCATGATAATAATGCAATTAAATCAGTATGTTCTTCGCAACCGATCTCAGGCGTGGGCCACCCAATGATGTTAAAAATCTTAGTAACAACTGGCATGACAGTTTTTTCAAACATCATTTTGTAATCTGGTTTAATATATTTTTGAATTTCAACTGGTAATTCATCGGTAAATGCAAAAACGTCATAACCAAATTTATTCTTCTTGCAATAAAATACCTTTAATTTAGTTCCAGTTTGAATTGGATGATACTTGTTGGTAAGATTTAATTTCTTGAGTAGTATATTAAAGTAAATTGCAGCTTTGGTGTGACCCTGCGTACCCTTTGCAACTTGTTCATCTTTAACTTTGTCTTGATACTCCTTTAATTTGTTTACTCTCTTTCTAATTGCAATCGCATCGACGGGAAAACTACAAAAATCTTCATATCCATTTTGAAATAGTTGATTGGCTTTCTTTCTGTCTTTTGATAGAATAGCAGACTCCACAATTGATTTAATTAATACCTTAATCTCCTTTGAGATTTTTGAAGTGGCAACTTCAATTCCAGTATATAGAAATTCATTAGTTGAAATACCTTCATTATCTAAAATATGAAGAATATAATATTTTTTTGCTTGTAAAAGAGCAACGTCACAAATTTTTTCCCTTTTAAAGAAATATCTTGGATCAATCGTCTTCAATTCTTGTTTTGCCCATTCATTAATCTTTTCATTAAGATGTTTTCCAATATCTTTGATCATTTCTGATGCTTCTGATGTTATTTCACCGTCTTTATTTGCTAAAATAATGTTATTTTTAGCAAATAATTTAGCAAAACAAAAATAAACGCTGTCCGTATCGGAATAAACACAGATATCATGAAGATCTCCTTCAAACCCTTTGCTTACTGCATACTCATGTACTATCTTTGCACCCGTTTTAACAACATTTTGACCTGTTAAAGTAACACTTTCGGCATGTTCAATGTCAAAAAGTGGCGAATAAATGTTAGAAAATACACCATAAATAGAATTTAGAAGAGTTTTATACACATTCTGTAATGTATAGTTATCATTAACCTCTTCTTCTAAGATTTTTATTTGATTTTGATCTTTTGTTTTGGCTAATTTCTTCTCAGCATCCATCATTTTTGTCTTTGCTGTAATTCTTTCGTTGTAAAGCTTGTCGATAAGCTTGGGAACTACACCTTTAACTTTCTGAGTATAAAGAATATTTGCTTTGGTAATAGAAAGTTGTTGATCAGAAACAAATTTCTTAAAGTTTTCCACCGTAAACGTCATTGTTTTATGATTTGAAAACGTTACTTCAAATTTATCATCTTCAAAATTTGTAATTTTACCAATTTTAGTCTCTGGTGAGATATTTAAAGTAATAATAGTATTGGGATAAAGACTGTTTGCATCATACGTTACTAGATCATCGTATAAACCTGGCACGGGTTGGTAAACATACCCTCCTGCAAACTTTACTTTAATTCTTTCATCTTTAAATGTGGGAATTATATAACCATCTCTTAATGCTTGGTGTGCAACCGCACCCGTAATGACTGAAACCTTTGCCAGTGCCTTTGTAAAAGGAACAAATCCCCTGTATGATAGGTTGCGAATCAACTTTAGATACTTCAACTTCTCTTCCAACTTAATTAAAATGCGAACGTCTTGAATATTATAGTCAACAAACTTCATCCAATCTTCATCTGCTAGTCTTGAGAGCGAATAACTACCAACTGCAACCTTTCCTTCGTCTAGTTCATATTCACCAATATAATTCAAGCTGAAACTCTCACGATCACCCATTGAAAAGGTCTGATATACCTCCATGTAATCTAAAATACTAACACCATGAATGTACCAACGATCAATTGCCTGACCTAATTTGTTAACTGCAACCTTTTCCCTGAATTGTAACTTACCAACTGGTGACAATTCCTTTGCTTTATCTTCATCATTAAAAATTTTTGTAATTCTATTGATGATATATGGAATATCATAGTTATCAATGTTCCACCCAGTGACAATATCAGGATAATCTTTTTTCCAAAACCTAATAAATTGTGTAAGAAGATCTTTTTCTGAATAACATTTAATGTATTTTACATTTTCTTCTTGTGTTGCATAGTTATTGCATCCAAAAGTGTAATATATTTCACTGAGAGAATCATAAATTGTAATTAAATTGATTGGATCGTTAGCATCGGATGCTTTGGAGAATCCAGTACCATCAGAATATGTCTCAATATCAATGTAAAAGATCTTTAATGGTTGTTTACCATAATCTTCTTTGTCTACATCGTTCTTAAAATTATCAAGAAGGAACTGTTGATCGGTTCCAAGATTATGAAAAAGTCTTTCAATCGGGGTTTCCTCTACAAACTTGTTTCTTGCTCTTTGATTATTGAATTTAACCTTTTTTAGTGCAGAATTAAAAATAGATTTGCCATCACAACCATTTTGAGACTCAATATAAAGATATGGTTCATATGAACATAGCACTTTTGTCCTTTTACCATCCTTATCCCAAGTAAAAAGATGTATTACTTCATTTTTATTGTCGTAATAAACATTTCTATAAGCCATTATTCAATGATGCACCATGTAGGTGCATAAATCAAGCACTATCTTGATCTGGGTTGAGTTCGATGAGTTTAGGAGCAAGCTTCTTTCTTTCTGGAGACCCCCATGCAGTTGAATAAAGAGCTTCGTATTCATTTATATGATCATCTAACCAAAGTTTATCGGTAAATGCTCTTGCTTTACCAGAAAGATCCATGTATCGATCAAAATCGGAAGTGATATACTCTAACTGTTGGATTAAATCATCACCAGTTTTAAATTTTAACTCTGAATCTTCATAGGTAATCATGTCTTGATATGTGCCAGGTAGTCCTAATCCTCCTGCCTCAACCATTTTAATATTACTTTTTGATTTATTAAACACATTATCAATCAATGGTGCAAAAACAGCATTACAATTGGTATCAACAAGACCTTGGGGGTAATCTGGTAAAGGTGACCAATCAATAAACTCCATATCGCCATTATCGATGTATGGTTTGAGTGCTAAAGGAAAACATCCCTTCCACACAAACTTAAATTTCTTACGAGCCTTGATAATTGCATCAGTAACATGCTTAAAGTCATCCTTAAGTCCTGTTCTATTAAGAATATCAACATGAGTACCAGATCCAGAATACAGAATACGAGGTCTTTTTTTATTTTGATCGTAAAGTCTTTCAATTTTTTGTTTATCATAAAATCTATCAAGCCAAAATTTTGGTGGATAGTTGGGAATAACTGTAATTCTCTTATTACCCGTCTTTTCTTGGTAATATTGCTTCATGTATGGACATGTAACGGTAATTTCATCCATCATACTCATGATATCCAAAATACTGTCTATAATATTTTGATCACAGAATGCATCTTTGCATCGGTTATAATCTGGAATGTCATCCTTGAACACGATATCATCAACTTCATAAATTAATTTAAAATTCATCTGAGCACTTGCTTTTTTAAGCTCCTTGATGAAGTCTCTTTGCATTGGGGTAGCTTGTCTTTGCATTCTAACAGCTTTTAATCCCTGATAAAATCTAATATCCATTACCATACAGGTTAATCCAGAGATACAAGCCTTTTGGTATTGGTTCAACATGAATTCGGGCCAAATCATTCTCCAAAAACCACAACCACCATAGTCCGCATAATAGTTTAATGCTCTCGGTAAGTTACTTTCTGGCATTTCAAGCGGCGCGGGTGACGGAAACTTGATAGGATTCATTTGCACATGGGAATAAACTGGCATCCCTTGCGGCATTCCATGAGGAGCATTTGGAATGCCTGTAAAAACTGGATTGTATTGATATGTTATCTTATCATTTGCCAATTCTTGTGTTGCAATCTGCGGTTTAGGTTGTTGCTTTAACTTTAATGCCATATGTAAATTTATAAATTTGTGTCAGTTTATCAACTAACTATTTTTGTAACACCATTTTCTTTTTCTAACAATAAAACATTATCAATTCTTGCCATATCTGATGCTTTATGACTGACTATGTAAACAGACTCATCGTATTTTGTAACCTTTTCTTTAAGTAAACCAATAATTTTATCAGTTCCTTGCTGATCAAGGGCAGAATCAATCATTTCATCATAGATGTTTAACGAATATGAGGTTCCAGTTTGGCTTCTCAAGAGATCTTGAAACATAAACAACACAGCAACATCAATTCTTTTTCTTTCTCCCCCACTAAAATTGAAATATGAACATTCTTTACCAGTTTCGTTGATAATAGTTTCTTCAAACATATCATTGAACTCACATT